ACTTTGGTACAACCTTCTTGAAGGCAAGGATAACTACGGAAAGCCAATTATTGATAACAAAGACGCAACATGGCTCGCCAAAGCTCTTGGGTATGGTGGATATATTGGCCGTCAATACTTTGTCCCACCCAACGTTGACTTCATCCGCCGAGAGATTGTAAAGCGTATTGAGGCTAGGGCAGAAGACCCAGAAATTGACCTTCGTCCACTAGAGACCACCGCACAGCTTTCTCAGAACCTGGTATTCCGCGACTACCCAGTCAACATCGGACAGCAGTTCTACTACAACCTTAAGGACCAGAAGTTTGAGGATTCGGACTTGGCTCCGTGGGTTGAGCTTGGCGAGGCAGAGCGCGCTAACAGGCGCGCTCGCTTAGACCAGGTGAAGGAGGCATACCAGACAATCGTTCAGTATGGTGAGCATTTTGAGAACTACGAGCTTATTGACAAGGCTCAAAAGAACCTAAATACCTCATTTAGAAACGATGACGATGCGCTCTACTACGTGCTCTACGACATCCCCCTCCCTGAATAATTCACTATGAAAACCAGTTCGTTTATACGCGAAATTTGTGCCCCATGAAAGAGTTCATGTTTGAGATAGGGGTCAACATTGGGTTGGCCGTCAGCGGATTCTTCGGCTCATTGATGCTTGTTGGAAAGCAGCAAAAGCATAGCCTTAGAGAGCAAATTTTCAGTGTGGTAGGTGGCACCATGAGTGCCAACTACCTCACCCCAGTAATCATTGACATCTTCAATGTTGACGCAGAAAGCCTCCAGTATGGTGTTGCCTTCGTGATAGGCTTTGGCGGTCTTAAGGTAGTTGAGTTCGTGTTTGAAAAATGGTTTAACAAAGGTTAGAAATGGTTCAGTTCATCAACTTCTTAGCAAATCTGGTCCTCTGTGCTAGCGGTACAATTTTCTTTCTCTACATATACGGAAGAGGCTCAAGCGCAGTTCACAAGTTCAACTTGCTAACCCACTGGTCGCTGAAGTTCGGTCTGTCTGCATTCGTTGCTGGGTCATTCTTCAACATCCTAACATACAGCTCGCCACCAGACAGCGAAGTATTGATGAACATTGGCTTGGCTGCCATATTTTCGTGGGCCGTTTTGTTCCACAAAAAGTATTTCGTATAGTGAAATGGTTCTCTCTGGTTTTCGCAATCCCCTTGTTGGTTGGGTGTTCAGCAGAATGGCACTTAAGAAAGGCCATCGACAAGAATCCGGCCCTATTGTTGGAGCCCACGGTTGTTACGAAATGGGACACGATTACGATGCCCCCGATAACGATAGTAGACACACTGGAAATACCCGCGGTAGGCGACAGCGTAGTCATAGAAAATGACTCCATTAAGGTAACGGTCAAGACTGTTGCCGACAAGAAGGGAAAGAAGAAGCTTTCCGTATCTGCTAAAACAAAGACCATTGAGGTCCCCCATTTCATCAAGGTGAAGTGTCCTCCACAGGTTAAGCTGTTGCCTATCCCGTGGTACTACAAAGTCTACAAGGTGTCGTTTTTCATCTTGCTAGTGATGCTGATTGTGGCTCTTGCTCGGCGCCTCAGCTCATACCTTGTTTAACCCCAAAATATAACTACCTTTGAATCAGGAAGTAACGGCTATTGCCAAAAAGAAACTACCAATGGAATGGGAATACTACACCAATCCGAGCAAGAAAATTCAAATTGACGGCCTTCTTGAGAGGGCAGCTTCGGTATTCGCTAACTGCGATTCTACCTCAGAAGCACGTGCTGAAGCACGTCGTCAAGAGAAGAAAATCTTGAGCGAGATTGCTAAGATTGATGCCCTCTTCGCTGAGCGATGCGGGTGCAACGAGCTATACTAAGCCCTTTAGTCGCTCCTTGTTGATTTGGGAGATATCGTAGTGCTTCTTGCAGTACTCGTATAGCTCCCCGCCAAGGTTTTGCGCTTTTTCCAACGTCATATCAGCAACAGCTTTCCTCCACTCCTCAGGCGTGGAGCAGAGTATTCCTGTCTTGTTGTGGATGATAGCCTGCTTGTATGGCGTTGTATTTGAGGCAATGATTGCCGTCTTGGTGTACCCTGCCTCAACCACCTTTAGGTCCGACTTGCATCGGTTGAACTTGTTGTTCAAGAGCGGAGCCAGAGCCACATCAAAGTGGCGATAGAGCTGCGCGTATAGGTGGATGTCAAGGGGGTACATTGTGTACTTGGCCCGAAGGATGTCTGGGTAGTCCATCAGGTTCATGCAGTACAGCTCATGATTCTCAAAGGTGACCCCCATTGAAATAAGGTCATTGCGGTGGCCATTGGCTCCGATGTATCCAAAGCGAACAAGTCCTTTTGGATTCGGGTCTTTCTCTTGTTCAGCCCACTGCTTTTCTTGCTCGTATACCGTGTTGGGGATTACGCGGTATACAGCGTTCTTATTCACCTTTCGCATCTTGTGCGCAAGGGTTTCAGATGGAGTCCATATCTCGTCAGCAATACGGATGCTTGCAAGAATCTCCCCAGATACTTGCTTCTTGTAGTGTTCCTTTGCTGGATTGTCGTCTGGAAGTTCCCAGAAGTCGTCGTTGTCAAGGATTAGCTTGACCCTGTGCTTCTTGAGCCACTTCTTGAACTCGATGTAGTTGGAAACGGTACACCGACGAGAAACGATGACAGAGCCAACCTTGGTCATGTCAAACTCCTTAAGCTCATTGAAGCTGGAGAAGAAGTGGATGTTTACACCCTCCTCCGCTTTGAGGCGGAGGAAGGGAGTCATCAGTCTGTGGTAGTTGATGCCGTTTAGGCCGTCAAGAAATATCAGCGTTATCATCGTAGTATTCCAACAGTGCAGCCCGAATCATGTCGAACTCTCCGTCGATGTCTCTTTTGAATTTACGTATGGTGTTGTGTAGTCGGTCAGCGTCAACCCTTGGGTTTCCTGCTTCGTCGTGCAGGCTTTCGTACAGGGATGTCGCCGCGTTCGCTATCCTGGACGTCGTCTTGTAGTATGTCCGACTCAATTCCTCTTTGTCCATGTGAGATGATGGTTGCTATGAATTGCTCTTTAGGTAAACTCGGGTCGTATCTTGTTTCCTGTGAAAGATAATACTTTGGAGTGTCGTCAGGAATATGGCCGTGATTACGTAGATAATCCGCAAGAAACTTGCTACAACAAATAGCGTTATCAACGTCATAGCGGCAATTGTAACGAACAGCAATAGACATTCGTTCCATGCGAAATTTACCAAATGGAGCAAGTGCCGCAGCGATGGCTTTCCAGTATGTATCCTTGTGTTTTTTTCTGACCATGAAGTGCCTTCCCGCATAATATGCGTTAAGGCTTGGCGGCTTCGGTAGTATAATCTCAATGGTCTCATTGTTCACCTCATCTAAGGTAGAACAATCCGACTAGAATTCAAATGCATAGGAGTGAAAGTTTTTGCCCCAAACAATGGATACATTCCAGTTCGGTCGTTGTTGAGCTGAAACACAACTGGTTGGTCAAATGGAGTAGGAGAACCACCGGTCTCAGTATTGCGAACCTTTCGCACGTGTATCTCTGTGCGGTAGCGCATCTCTGGTTCTGGGTGCAAAACCTTGCGGTGAAACGTAACGAATGAATCAGCACGGTTGACCCACTTGCCCCCGCCTTCAGTGTCTTCGGCAAACGGAGCCACCGGGAGTCCATCGGGGCCCTTTCTACGTACAGCTTCTGTGATGGCGTGCGTATTTACCCACACGGCCATATCGTTCTGCGTAGCGAAGGTTAGGAACTCTGATGCTGCCTCGTAGTGGTATTCGTGTGATGTGATTCCAGAACTGTTCTTTCCTACGGTAATCTTCAAGCTGTTGTATGGGTCAATCAAGTATCCATCGTAGCGCTCTTGACGCACCAGCTTTTCGGCAAATACCATAAGGTCTGCATAGCTGTACACCTGCGCATTGCTGATGATGGTGAAGTGCCTATTCACCCACTTGAACGCCTCTGTACGTTCTTCATGGCGCATCATATCAATTGGCTTGTCAAGAAGGAACTCCATAAGGCGCATCTTGAACGATGCGGTCTTGTTCTCGCTTGAGTAGACAACCCAACGCCACCCATGCAGGACAGCTGATGATACCATTAGGAACTGCGCCATGGTGGTCTTACCCACGTTGCTGTGTCCGTTGATGATGGTGAACTCCTTCTTAAGCAAGAAGTGCTTGTCAAGCCATTCAAATCCAGTGCTGAGTCCACGTATGATTTCTCCCTTGGCGAATTTCTCAATCCAGTTGTAGTCGGAATCATCGGATGAGATGAACGACATATCTCCGTCGTTGATTTGCATCTCTCTGCGGATGCGTGCCTCATCTTCAATTACATCTCGGATTGGCATTTGCTTTCCTTCCAGGATGCCATCCTTGATGGTGTTGCGTGCGTTAGCTAAGTCGTCTACATTTTCCTTCTTTTGGATTTCACGTAGTAGAACTCGCTCGGCTTCGTCCTCCTCCATCCGACCGGCGGCAATATAGCCGCCGCAAAGGATGGCTGCCCG